ATATAGCTTAGGAGCCCATTCATACCATACAGATGGTTCATGCATCGAAAGTTCCGCAATTGCGAGATCCAGACAGGCCTCGGCTACGCGGTACTTGTTGATGCCTTTCTCCACCCAATACGGCATGTTAAGAATTGTGGTCAAGGCTAGAGGCCCCATCGAAGTACCTTCTTCCATACGGAAACCGCGCTTACAAAATGTGCACTCATCAAGAGGCCGATAGGGAGGAATGACATCCCCCGTCTTGGCCTCATCAGTGTACACCATGTAAAGCCCGGACATCGCATTGGTAATCGTTTGCTGGTTCCACCAGTCCGACACACCATCACAGAAACTCTGGATATTGTCATCCCCCATAACACACAGATAGACATTGTCCCAAAACTTACCCTCAAGACCAGCAGGACACAAACGATTCCAGCACATGTTGAAAAGGATGAGGTTGTAGAATGAGTTGATGACAGCAGTCAGTGGATGACCACTAGGTAGGGATTTCATCCACATGCACACGTCAGTGCGTACGCAGGAATCACCTCCCAGGTGGAAGGAGTTAGTAACTTCCTCCCACAACACACGCCGCGCCAGGCTGTGTTCGTCAGAATACCACTCATTGATGCACTCAAGGATGACATCATGGATCTGTGGTTGCTCACTGGCATCAAAGCGTGAAAAGTCGCCAGCAACGCAACGCACACCCTTAGCACGCAGACAGCGGGTCAATAAGTCCCAGTCCCCATATGGATTGACACCCACAGCGAGACCGTTTTTGATTTTTTGTTTTTGAACTGACATCGTGAATCTGCCAAACAACATACGGCAAGCGATCAGGTAATCCAATGGTGAGGCACTAATCGCGCGGAGTTTGCCTTCATTGATCACCTTGATCTTTGGTAAGGTCTCATCCTTCGGGAAATCCAGGAAAAGGTGCAGCTGGCGTAAACCAGCATGAGCATCCTCCAAAATCCGGTCGACATTCTCACGACATACCTTTGCAAGGTCCGTGTCCAACGTCCACTGGTCCTGTCCAAACAGAGCGCGCTTACTAGTAATACCAGCAAGCGCATACTGTCCGCCAGCCGCAGTACCTCGGGGCAAGCCCTTAAGCTCCCCCGGAATACCAGCAACTGCTTCCTCAAATGAAAGTATACCACGAGCGTCTTCTTGCGACAACGTGGCGTGTGGACGAAAGGCGGTGTGAGCCGCCTCACGAATCTCACGCATGTTGTAGAAACGTAGCTCACTTGCATATGGCGCCATACATTTCCGCATAGGATTCAAGGTCTCACCATCAGGATTGGTAAAGACATAAGCCCGTGCAGGAATGGTGGAGCACTCATGCCACATCTCAAAGAACTGACTCCGCTCAAGCTTAGTCTGTGTAGTGATGTGGTATGGCTTGTTAACATGATACACTGTCGGGTGGTCAGGATACATGCCAGGTTCAAGACACTGGCTGACAGCCTCGTGCATAGTATTTACAGGACTTTCCTTGACAACACCAAGACGTTCAGTAGCCAGTGAAATCATCTCCCGAGTAACCACGGACCCGAGACTCTGACCTGGAGCGCGGCGCGCAATATGTTGCCCGATCAAAGGAGAACAAGCAAA